AAGGCAATGAAGATAGCTGAAAAAATAAATCCTAAATTTAAAAACAATCCTGACTTAAAGGATTTAATTTTATTTGCAACAGCTATAGCTTCCTCAGGAGTTAATGTTGGTTTAGATTTTAAAGTTGGATTGCAAGTTGCTGATATATTTGCTGACACTGGAAAAATACCACTAACAAATCCCTATACTGGAAAAGGTTGGACAGTAAGGGGAACTAACTTAGCTAAACAATTAAATCTTGCAAATAATTACATTCAAAAAAATGGTCTTCCTGCTTTCTTAGAGTTCTTACACGATGGAGAGATAACAGGAAGAGAAATACAAAACTTTAGAAAAGAATATGGTAATTTAGGTCCAACTAAAGGGGTTAAGATGGACATTAAATACACTGGGGATAGAGCCTTTGGCCCTAAGATAGGAGAATTTTTGGCTAACCTATATGGTACAGCCGATAACAATGTTGTTGATTTATGGAATGTTAGATCAATGAATAGACTTATTGGTGACATGTTTGTTAGAAACAAACAGGGAAAAGTTGTTTTAAACAACAAAGGCGAACCCATTATAAAAGATGGATTTCCTACTATTACAATGAAAAGGAAATTTGATGAATTTATGCAAGCTGTAGCTAATATTATAGGTAAATCAGTTCGTGACACGCAAGCGATTAGATGGTATTTTGAACAAGGATTATATACTCAGTTAGGAAAAAAAAGTGTACCAAAAGACTACGGAACAGCAGCTCAAGAAGTCCTTGAAGCAAAACAATCAAACAACTCCCCTACAGGCGTTTCATCGAGCAAGACTTCAGGTGTTAAAAGCAAGACACCAACAAAAAAAGCCCAAGGCGGAAGTATAAGTATTCCCCAAAGACGATCACTTGTAAATGATGGGTTAGTTGATATAAATACTATTATTGGAAAATTAAATTATGGCAACTAACATCGACAAAGGTTTATATCAGACAAGCAATACACCTGACCTAGAGATTATTAAATCGGAAACCGAAGTAGAGATCGACGGTCAACCGATCCCTAGTCCTGAGGGTATTGAAATTGAAATGGATGAAGACGGAGGAGCAACTCTTGACTTCGATCCAATGTCCGCGATCCCCGATGAAGTGGAGTTCTATTCCAACTTAGCAGAAGTTTTAGACGATCGAATTTTAGGAAGAATATCCTCTGAGTTATTAGATGACTTAGAGAGTGACCGCGCCTCTCGAAAAGATTGGGAGGAAGCCTACATCAAAGGTTTAGATTTATTAGGACTTAAATATGAAAAGCGTACTCGACCTTTCAATGGCGCGAGTGGTGTGACTCATCCTTTGTTGGCAGAGAGTGCCACTCAATTTCAGGCATCCGCTTACAAGGAGTTACTACCTTCAGGAGGTCCTGTTCGAACTATCATTATGGGAGAGGAAACTCCCGACAAGTACGCGAGAGCACAACGTGTTCAAGAATATATGAATTACCAGCTAATGAACAAAATGGAAGACTTCACACCTGAGTATGATCAAATGTTGTTTTATCTCCCTCTAGCTGGTAGCACATTTAAAAAAGTTTACTACGACGAGTTAATGGATCGAGCTGTATCCAAGTTTATTCCAGCCGAAGACTTGGTCGTCAATTACATGGCATCCGATTTAGATAGCTGCGATCGCATCTGTCAGATTGTGAACATGGGATATAATGATTTTAGAAAAAAACAAGTTTCAGGATTTTATAAAGATATTGAAATTAATCCCGATCAACTGAACCCGAGTGAGGTTCAAAGAAAATACGATGAGATTGAAGGATTAAAACAAAACGAGAGAGACAAGTATGTTCGACTATACGAGTTTCATGTTTCATTGGATATTGAAGGTTTTGAGGATACCGATGAGACTGGTGAGCCCACAGGAATTAAAATACCCTACATCGTCACGATTGAGGATGGATCAAGCCAAATTGTAGGTATTCGTCGAAACTACGACAAAGACGATCCAAAGAAAATGAAGAAGCAATACTTTGTTCATTATAAGTTTTTACCAGGATTAGGTTTCTATGGTTTTGGTTTACTACATGTCATTGGTTCTCTCTCCAGAGCAGCAACGTCTATTTTGCGTCAGCTAATTGATGCGGGATCCCTATCGAATTTACCTGCTGGATTTAAGACTAGAGGATTAAAAATTAGAGATGATGCCGAACCGATTCAACCAGGTGAGTTTAGAGATATTGATGCACCCAACGGTGATCTTCGAAACGCTTTAATACCTTTACCTTACAAAGAGCCATCTCAAACATTATATAGTTTATTAGGTTTTGTTGTTCAGTCAGGACAAAGATTTGCAGCCATTACTGATTTACAAGTAGGTGATGCCAATCAAAATGCTCCCGTCGGTACAACGATGGCTTTACTCGAAAGAGGTTCTAAAGTGATGTCCGCGATCCACAAGCGATCCTACTACTCTCAGAAAAAAGAATTTAAATTACTCTTTAAAGTTTTTGCTGAGTATCTTCCTGAAACCTATCCGTATTCAGTGGAGGGAGCAGATCGAACAATCAAAGCAGAAGACTTTAGTGAGCAAGTAGATGTCTTGCCTGTATCCGATCCTAATATTTTCTCCATGACTCAAAGAGTAACTCTAGCTCAAACTGAATTACAATTAGCTCAGAGTGCTCCCGATTTACACAACATGAAAGAGGCATACCGAAGAATGTATGAGGCTTTAGGGGTAAAAGATATTGATGAAATGTTAAGAAAAGATACTCCTGTCGAACCGAAGGATCCCGCAATGGAACACGCTGATTTATTAGATGGTAATTTATTGAAAGCTTACGAGGGACAAGATCACGATGCTCACATTCAAAACCATATTCTCTTTGGAACGAATCAAATGATTTTAGCTAATCCTCCGATGGCAATGAAGTTACAAAAACATATTTTAGAACATGTTTCTCTCAAAGCAAAAGAGCAAGCGATGTTCTTGGCACAGCAAGGTCAAGTTCCACAAGATCAATTAGATCCCGTTATCGCAAAACTAGAAGCGCAATTTATGATGGAACTAAAACAAATGTCACAACAGTTATCAGGAGCAGGTCAACCTGACCCTGTTATTCAATTAAAACAGCAAGAGTTACAGCAAGACGCTATGAAAGATCAAATGGATGCACAAATTGATCAAGCAAAGCTTCAATTAGATGCTGCAAAGCTTCAGCAAAAAGACGCTATGGATAAAGCAAAGCTTCAAAAGGATTACGACATTGCCGATAAGCGTGCCGAAGTTCAGTACGATAAAATGACAACACAAACTTTAAATCAAGAGAGAAGAGATGCCACTAACCAAAAAAGGCAGTAAAATTATGTCTGCCATGAAAAAAGAATATGGTAAAAAAAGAGGCGAACAAGTTTTTTATGCTTCTAAGAATAAAGGTAAAATAAAAGGTGTAGAAAAGAAGACTAGAAAAAATGTTTAAGCCGTATTACATTATAGGTATGATTGATAAAAAAACAGAGGCTCGAGTTCAAAAGATTATTGATGAAACTAGAGACTTTATACAAGATCAAGCAGAAAAGGGCGTTGATCTTGTTGAGCTAGCTCAAGTAATGCTAAGTATGAGTAGAGAAACAATGGTTGATGCTTATGGAGAGTATGTTGCAGATACTTACATTTGTAATCAAATTAGTAGGTTGAAAATACCTCAAAATAGTCTAACATTACATTAATGAAAAAACGTTTAACAAAAACAATCCCTCCGAAAAAGGGCCCTGTTTCTCAGGGTGAATCTATTCCACCAGGTAAGATTATAGAAATTAAGTCTGTGCCTGAGGATAAAAAACACAAACGTGGTTATGGAATAGCGTCTAAAGGTCTTAAATTTGAAGGAGTATTTTAATGAAAAAAATACTATTAAAAGTTAAAAGCTTTACTTCTAATGTCAAGAAACGTGATGCAATTATAGCTGTCGTTTTCTTTGCGTTAGGGGTATATTTTGGTTCTTAGTAAAATATTAGGTGGCTCTTTAGTCG